ACTCCTAGCTTTTGTCTTAATTGATTTGTAAAAAACAGAGCCACTCTTTCTCTACCAATTAGCTGAGTAATTTTCCTCATACCTTTCGATAACACAATTGCCTTTGATGTTGCCCATCCTTCTTTGTCATAATCTTGAGCCTGTTCAATTTTAGTAGTTGCTGCCGCAACAGAGTCTACTGCAATTGATACAAGTCTATTTTTATCACTTTCTTTAACTTTAAGAATTATATTTTCAATTACCTCAAAAATATCTTCTACAGTTTCAAGTTGAATGTAAAGCATTTTAGTCATATCCATACCTATTGCTGTTAAAAAATCTTCGTTCATAGCATTTTCAGTATCGATGTATACAGCCAATCCTCCCATTTTTTGAGTGTTGGCAAGTAAGTGAGCAGCTAATAGTGATTTACCGGAGGCTTCCATTCCAGTAATTTCTGTAATTCTACCTACAGGTAAACCACCATTTGGCCTATTAGAAATAGCAAGGTCAAGAATCGATGAACCAGTGCTTATCCACTCAGTTAAATCAGTCGGTGTATCTTCTGCTCCATCTAAGAAGTATGCAACTTTCATACCTTTGAACTGTTTATTTAGAGAGTCAGCCAATACTGACGCCAATTCATCTCGTTTGTTTTTCTTTGCCTTTGCCATATTTTACTCGTTAAACAAATCGTCGAATGCAGTTTCAATACTTTCAGTTGACTTAACGCCTGTTGCTGTTGATGTTGCAACTGGAGCCTGTTCAGCTTCAAGATTTGAGTCTGGATCTAACCACTCACCTAGTACTGCTTTTAAGTTATCGTAAGAATTCTTTTTAAATATCTCATAGATATCTTTCTGACCATTTACAATTTTATCAGCTATATTTTTATCTTCAGTAGCTGCTGTTTGATTTGGCTTCACACGAATTGCTGTCTTAGGATAGTTTCCTACTCCTTCTGCCGGTGTAAATTCTACTGAAATATCTCTACCAGCTTGTTCATCTGTAATGTCACCATATTCTGGATCTGCTATAAATCCTAATAGTTCAGCATATACTTGCTTACCAAATCCCCAAAGCTTAACACCTTCTGATTCTTTACCTCTTACTAATACTGGAGCATATACTCTCATCTTAGGTGTAAGTTTTTTAGCTAAGTTAAAATCATCTGATTTACCTGTAGCTCTTAGTTTTTGAGCGAACTCATCAACTGGGTCTGGATCTCCATATGTTACTGGTGATAAGTAATTTTTCTTACCTAAATCATAATGAAAATACATTTCAATGAATGGATTGTCTTTATTAAATTGATATGGTACGATTCTTACTTGGTTCTTACCTGGTTCTGGTTTCCATAGACTGTCTTGTCTACCTGTTTGTGTTTGTAAGTTATTTAACTTACGTCTGATTGCATCTAAATCTATTGCCATCTTTTTCTCCTTTTAATTATTATTTACTATTTTTGATTTCTTGCACTTCTTTTCTTAAGTCTTGTGCTTGACCTTTTACTTCTTGCATTGCTTTTCTAATTCTTGTTCCAGCTGACATATTTCCGTTGTTAAACTTGTCTACATCTGCTTTAAGAGTTTCTAAAGTTGCTGTCATGTTTTCAATTGATACCATGTTTTTCTCCTGTTTTAGTTATTATTATAGTTAATATAACAAAAATTTCTTAATCTATGAAACTTTTGTTAATGTTTGTTCGAATTTATTTATATATCCTTTTACTGCTAGCTCCTTATGTTTTGCTTCTACTACAACATCGATGTCAAGTCCATAGTCATGTATTTTATCTACTATAAGATCTGAATGAGCTTGTACTCTTATCTTGCTTACATCATGGTGTAGCTTTTTTATTGTAGGAAAGTCTGACAAAGTGCTTTCCGTTATTTTATTTTTTGCCATTATGTCCTCTACTATTAAAGTATGCTCACGTCTACGTGATTCAGAATAATGAGTGCAAGGCTTTATATCGCCCCACGTAGATACAGCTAGCTTTAAAGCTTGCTCCTCAGTAAGGCCACCGGTGCAAAATTGGTGGTGGTGATAATCAAATACAATAGGAATACCTACGCGTTTGTATACACCTTCGTATAAATCTACTACAGAATACATTGAGGCCTTATCGTCGTTTTCTACTGTCAGTCTAGACTTTGCAGATTCGGATAGCTTTTCGAAGTTATTGCAGAATCTAACAAGTGCAGTTTCCTTGTTGCCGTAAGCGCCGCCTATATGTATATTTATTTTTGCCATTCTAGATCGCGGTAACCCCATAAGATCCATAATCTGGCCAGATTTGTTTAATTCATTCCATGCGCCATCTACAACCTTTTGTGTAGGTGAAGCTAAAACTGTAAACTGGCCTGGGTGAAACGATAAACGTTGACCATATTGCTGAGCAAGATCACCTACTTGCTTTAGTAATTTACAAAGCTTGTTATAGTCTGGAAGATCTTTGAATTCATATTCAGACATCCAAGGGTATATTTCACTAGACATACGAAATACTTTTATTCCATTGTCTTCATTCCACTGAATTATCTTGATAAGATCTTTAGTATTTGCGATACATAGTTCAGACACATAGTCTAAACCTTTTGCATCAAACGTGCGTCGTATCATAGATCTACCTGTATATATACCTTGATTTCGTAAGTGCATGTTAATACATGCGTATCCTAATTGCTTTGCCATATTCTTAATATAATAAATTTAATTGACATATAAAAATTATTTCCATAGTATTTGTATACAAACTAACGTTGTTGCCAATACAAGTGATATTGCTGTCTTCGTTGTTATACCTTCACCCATGAAACACCATGTCAGTATAACGAATGATATCATGCCTGTTCCAAAGCCTATAAATCTACCAGGCCACAACAGACCATCGAAATGACCTACAACGTGCTTAGTTGCAAATATAAACATATATGAAATTATGCTTCCCATACCTACTGATAAAATTATTGGATTTTTGTCGAACCATTTCCATAGAAACTGGCCGTTTGTTTGGAACCAGATTAGAGACTGGCCTGCAAAGAAAAGTACTATTGCTAGTGTCAATTGTTTCATTTGTTATTACGCTTTTGTTATTTGTTATTGTTTAATTATATATAAATATAACAAAACTTACCGAGATATGGAAATTTTTAGATGTTTTTTTTATAAAGTTATTAACAATTATCGTTTAACTTTAATGTGCACGACTTCTTTTATAGATGTATCTATTCTTCTAAGGCCGGACTCATTCGTAACTAATATACTGTTTTGGTAGTTTCCCCAATCTAATTGGAATGTTGTATCTAAAACTCCATTGTTAACTGTCTTAATACATTCGTTGAGTGCGTTAATAGTATATAGAGTGTTAGTTTGCTTTTTTCTATGTAGTGAAATTGTGTCTGGAAGTATTTCTACTTTCATTGATGAATCAATATTATATGTGCACATTAACTCCGATTGATTTTCTTCGTTATTTAATACAAATATTTTATTATATAATATATCATATGCCTGTATTATTCTATCGACAGTTTTTGTAAGTAGCTTTGTTTTTGTGAATGTGCAAAGTAATTGAGTTCTCATTTATTTTTCTCCAAACTTTGACCACTGTTTATATCTGTAGTTGTCCATAGAAGTTTTCCATTCTTTCCACTCAGCAGATTTCTTTCGTTTTTTCGCGTCTTTAATAAAACTGTCAGATTTTGCACCAAATGGTTCTGGATTCTGTCTTATGAATTCCTTCATTGATTTAGTTACAATCTTTCTTTTCTGCTCCATAGATCCAGGTGCTTCTTTTGCTGCTTTTATCTTGGCTTTTATAGCACTACTTCGCTTTAACTGGCCAGTTCTATGTTCTTCAAGCATACTATTAAATCTTTCATCTAGCTCTTTTGAATCAGATGCAAGGCCTGCTTCCATTATTGTTTCAATATATTGTTCTTTGTTCTTTTCTCTACCACCAGAACCTCTATTGTCTTTAAATGCTTTTATTGAAGCTTCGTAATCCATAGATTTATCTTGATTTACCTTCTTATCATCATCTAAAGATAGACCATAAGTACTTGGGTCCCCTTCAACTGGTTTTATAGGACTATTTTTGCCTTCGCCTCTAGCAAATGATAATTTCTTTCCTTTATAATCTACCTTAGGTGTTGGGTACCTTGATAATTCATTTTCAGGGTTGGCTAAATTATAACCATATACTAAATTTGCCAATTCAGGCTTGCTCATTTTTTCAATTTGAGCTTTGGTAACACCTGCCTCCAACTCTCTGCCTTTTGATTTTGCAAATTTGTTTTTCCAAAATGCTCTATCTTCTT